CTCTGAGCAGCCGCTACCATGGCTTCTTTGATCTCATCGCGGATCTGTTTCTTTTCTTCTGCGGTTAAACGTGGACGACCTTTGCCCTTACCTTCTTGATCTCCGTCCTCACCTTCGTTGCCATCATCGCCTTCACCGTCTAAGTGTTCGTCTAACAACTCGCCCAATGAACCGATGTCAATCTTGTCTGCTTTCTCGTAAAGGTCGTCATAGATCTGTTCATAGCTCATGCCACGATACTTGTCATCTTGATAGATTTTAAGGAAACTTGGCACTGTACCAATTCTTTCATCTTTAAGAATTTGGTTAGTAGCGTAGTCGGCGGCAATGTTTGAAAGTATAGGATCGCGGCTATCACGACGTCCCATGTGATCAAATACATTGTGTAGAACTTCGTGTGCAAAACCAAACTCTGCTTCTTTAGGAGTGAGCTTGTTTACAAAACCATAATTAAAATAAAAGTTACGACCATCTGTGGCCAGTGTGTGACACCATTCACTAGCATCTATCATTTTAAGGCGTGTAGCTAAGTTACCAAAGAATGGATGACGTAGCAACAAACCAACCCGAGCTGTAATTAGCTTGTCGAGGATTTTTGCTTTTTCGGAGGCATTAAATGTTTTGCCTACCCAATCTTGTTTCTTTTGCTTTTCTGCTTTCATTACTGCCATAATAACTCCTAGTTGCGATAATACTATTATACATTCAATTTATCAAAAGAGCAAGTAAAAAAGGACCCCGCAGGGTCCAATTTTAACCTTCCATTGCTTGGATAATGTACTTACCATACTTGTCGTGGAACTTGTCAAAGTTAGCAAGTTTGGAAGCATCAAATGGCAGTTGATAGTTAGTCAACGCAACCTTAGCACCCATCACAACTAATTCAGTTGGGAAATTATCCATCATAAAGCCAAAGAAGTTGTCTGCCATGGTATCCCAATTCTTAGCTTTCTTACGATCTGCTTCTTGAAGCTCGTAGCACAGGCTAATTGTCAAAGAGTACATAGCTGAGATTTCTTTGATCTCAGACTTCTTAATTTTACCTGCCAAGATGTCTTCTGGCTTAGGCATCTGTTTAGCAACCTTGCGGTGAGCCATAAACTTAACAGCAAGTCCTTCACCAACTGCACCTGCAATCAAATCAGTCAATGTATTATCTGGAACGTCATCTTCTTCCAGCAACTCGCTGACAAACATCCAAGAACGGGGAGTAGCAAATGCCTTGCTAGAGCTCTTTGGATCAAAGTCATACAAGTCTTGTTTAGCAAAACCCAAATAACCTACAACCTGTTCGTGAACACGATTAGTAACAGCCCACTGGTGCCAATCTTCAAAATCGCAACGGAGTTCAACGTGCAAGAAGCGATTGGCCAACGGAGCAGGCATACGATAAGTCACGCCTTTATCACCTTCACGGTTGCCGGCGGCAACAATACTAACACCCTTTGGCAGTACATAAGTACCAACACGGCGATTAAGTACCAATTGGAAAGCCGCTGCCTGTGTAGCAGGAGCCGCAGAGTTCAATTCATCCAAGAACAAGATAGCAGTGGACTCTGGATCTGTGGGCAATTCTGCAGGAGGAGCCCAAGTCATTGTATTGGATGTAGAATTGTAATAAGGAATACCTTTAATGTCGGTAGGTTCCCACAAGCTCAAACGAACGTCAATAACTTCACGCTCTTGCTCATTACCGATTTGTTTAACAATATCGGATTTACCAATACCAGGGGGACCCCACATGAACACAGGGCGTTGTTTTTTGATACACTTACGAATAGCCGCTTTGGCTTCGTTAGGGCTAACAGTGCGATTAGCTGACATTTTTTCTGACATAATCTACTTTCTTTAAAAAAACTGTTGAAGCTGTATTTTTTACAGTATGTTAATTATAGCAAAGATCTTGTCTCTTGTCAAGTGTTTTTTAGTTTTTCTGTAAATCTTTCTCTAGCTCTTTGAAACTTTGCAATGTTGCCAGAAAACAACACTAATTGGACTGCCATCTTTTCTCCAAATACCCAAATACGTTTATTGTTTAAGTAAAATGGGCAGTCCATATTTTGGTCAATCCAAATGGCTAATTTATTGGTAAAGAAAATGGGTTCGTCAAATCTAATCTCATAGCATTTGATATCTGCTTGTTGCAGACATTCAAACCCTTGCTCAGTAAGTCTGAGCCCGCCTTTTTCTTTTTTTCTTGGGTTTACCCACCAAATTGGGATAGTTTGTTTAATCCGCTTTTCATCTGCTACAAGCCCTTTGGCTTCTAGAACGATTTTGGTTATTTCATGCTTCGGATTCATTTATGACTTTTTCGCCGGTGGTTAATTTATAAACGGCAAAGTCAGCGGTATTGAATAGCTTGTTTAATTTTTCAGCTAGATTGAATGCATGACCGCTGTTTGAAAAACTAACTTTTTTGTATTTTGGACCCAGTTGTTGTGCAACTACACTGGTAGTTTTGAGATTGATCGGTTTGTCTTCGTAAAAAACTGCCCAGATGGCTTCAGACTCTAAAACTTGGTCAGTTTTATAAGATTTTTTATTAGTTATTTCTAACAAAACTTTAGGTTTAGGCCTGCTCATAATATACGTATCTCCGAAAAGTGCGTATATATTTAGCAGGTTTTAGAATTTACCACCGTCTACTTTTATCTCAATCTTGTCTGGAAATTGATTTTCTGACAGCATTTGATCTAAGTTTCCACTTAGTCTTGTCATCACAATACTAAGACTGTTCTGCAAATCTGTGGCTTCTTTTATAGTTAAAGTTAGGCTTTTTTGATTGCTTTTAATAGCAATTCTGGTCTTTTCTAAGAAGTCTTCTATGGGTAATGTATTGAGTTGTTTCATGTTTTGTTAACAGTATTAAGCATAGCCTTCATTTCGATCTCTGTTTTATAAGGACCGTGAAATGGATACCGTTCTAATGTAATTAGTTTAGGACAAAAACTCTTAACCCAACCTTTGCGGAATTTGATTACATAGTATCCTGCACAATATTGACTCTTGCTTTTGGCACTCTTAGCAAATAAAGGCAATTTCTTTTTAACATTATAAACTGCTTCGTAAGGTTTTGAACTACATGGAAATTCGTAGATTTTATAACTAACAGGTTCTATTTCAAACTTAGCAGTTTTCTTACCTTCAGCAAGAGTAAATCCAAACTCATCAGTAAGTGCTTTGAGATCTTTAAAATTAATCTTCTGTCCTCTCCTAAAAAATTCATAACCTTTTTTTAGTTTTGCTACCGAACCTATTTTTTGTCCATGGTCTTCAATGATCCATTCTTTATTTGGTATTACTACCTTTGATATAAAATTCATGCTATATACCTTGCATTAAGTGGGTCAGCATAACTTTGCACCTGCTCGCTAATTTTCTGTAGGTCAAACTCTGCACAGAATTTTAACAAACGAATTCCAACCTGGGGAATATTTTTATCTGCGGTAGTTGCTGTATTAATAGTTTCTTTAATTAACTCTTTAATATTGTTGGGTTGTGCTGTAAGATCGCAAAGTTGTACATTACGAGTGTAGTCATCTAATACACGATGCTCGGCACCTTCGTGGTCAGTCCAACGCTGAAGCATCATGTTGTTCCAATTATATCCGCGACTTTCGCGATCGGCAAAGGCTTCACGGAGACCAACCTTATTCTTTGTCCCCTTCTCACGTACTCCCGGATAAGCAGAGAAGATGTTGTCGGAGGTGTCGCCACGCATACACTTCTCAAAGAGTAACCATGCAGGGTCCGGTGCGCCCTTTGCTTCACCAGTCTTTTTATCTTTAACAGGCTTACCCTTTTCATCAAAGTACCCCTCATGTGTAGTTGTAATTTGCATCACACCGTTATACTGTTTCACGTTAGGTGCAATGAGTTGTGCAAAGTCGCCATCTGTCGAAATAATTACATGGCTGTCGTTTGGATGGCTTTGAATAAAACCCGCAATCAAATCGTCTGCTTCTAACTGCGGATGTTGTAAAACTGTTGTATTTGTTTTATTAATAACAAAGTCTTTAAACTGATCAAACGTTTCCCAAAACACACGATCTTCTTCTGCTTCTCTTGGACTCTGTGCCGCACGAGCTTCTGTGCGTTGACGCTTGTAAGGAGCATAAAAGTCCTTGCGCCAACTACGCCCCTCTAAGAAGAAGA